TTCATGGACCAAACGGAATGTGACATATGAATCTAGCAGAAACTGAATTATCAATAGGTGGTGTGAAGCTCAAGGGAATCTACATTGTCCTAGTGGCATCACTAGCTACCACCTTGGGTTCATTCGTCTGGACTGCAAGCAGCCTGTATGGACGTTTAGAAAAGGTTGAGGCTGTAGTTATCCCAGACATTGTTCCCCTGGAAGAAAAAGTTCTGCTGATAGAGCAAGAGCTAAAGGCTAATGACGTATCTAAGCTCCAGGGCAAACTAGCAGAACTAGGGACTAACCTGGTGATTATCAAAGACCAACAGACGGGTCTACTCACCATACAGAACCAGGTCAACACACTAGAGAAAGACATAGAGACAATGAAGAGTACTGTTAAACAAGCAGAGCTAATTGTCGCTGATATGGCTGACTCAAAAGATACTTTGGATAAGCTTAAAATTGAGGCTTCAGACCTCTGGCAAGCAGTAGAATATCTAGGAAATCCTCTCAAGTAACACCCCCCTTTACATTACACCTTCTAACCACCTAGACAACTTAGGAAGTCCCCCTATGGCTTTACAAGAAAAAGACGTACTGGATGTTGCTGCGGCATCAACTGGCGTTCTATCCCTAGCAGCATGGCTGCCACCCACAGCTTCGCTGTTCACGATTATATGGCTAGGCATAAGAATATTTGAAACTAACACCTGTCAATACTTGATAACTAAAACGAGAGCAAACATACATGAATATCGAAAGAATAAAAGAGACTCTGATTAAGCACGAAGGCCTGGTCCTGGATATGTACAAATGTACAGCAGGAGTCTGGACTATCGGTGTAGGACATAACCTGGAAGAGAAGGGTGTGTCTAAGCGAGTAGCAACGATGATGCTTGAAGAAGATATCAACGATGCCCTGGATGACCTGGAGAGAAACATCACGTTCTTTCACTCGTTACCAGGAGCTGCTCAAGAGGCTCTGGTTAACCTAGCGTTCAACCTAGGCATCACCAGGCTAATGCAGTTTAGAAAGACTCTAGGCCTCTTAAGAGAGCACAAGTTTACTAAGGCTGCCAATGAGCTATTAGATTCACGCTATGCCACCCAGGTGGGCTATAGAGCACTAGAAGTTGCTGAGATGATAAGGAGTTGTGACGATGTTGACTAATTTAATTGGACCAGTGACTGGACTGCTAGACAAGTTCATTGAAGACAAAGACCTTAAGTCAAAACTAGCTCACGACATATCAACGATGGCTCAGAAACACGCTCAGGAGATTTCCCTGGCACAGATAGCTGTCAATAAAGAAGAAGCTAAAGGCAACTGGTTTCAGTCTTCTTGGAGACCTGCAACCGCTTGGGTATGTGTCTTAGGATTCATGGTGAACTTCCTTATATCACCTTTAGCTGCACCCTTTGGTATTACCGTACCACAAGCCGACACTTCTACCATGCTTCCAGTGCTTATGGGGATGCTTGGGCTAGGTGGTCTTAGAACAATGGAACGTGTCAAAGGTGTTGGTAAAAGTAAGTAGAAACAGTTTTGTCCACCCTTAGAGAGACAAACTAGAAAAATAACAATAAGGAGTGTCTATGTCTGGCAAAGGTTCATCCCCACGACCCATCCCAAACAGAAAACAATATGAAGATAACTATGATGCAATCTTTAGTACTAAAGAACAAAAACCAGAGTACAAGAAGTGTGAAAAGTGTGGCCAGTACTGGGAGACAGATACCCCAGGAAACAACCATAACTGTCCCTGCCCAGAAGATGCATTACAGTAGCAGTTTCCTCAGAAATCGTGACCTATACCCCCTATGTGGTCACGCTAGTCAAGCCTAATTTAGGCTGCATCGGTTGTCGTAAAAGGCAATCGGTGTTTTTTTGTTAGTTTTGTCCACCCTTATCAGTCACTTGATTATACGCCACCATAGAGCTACACTCAGAGTTCAGTCGGTTGACTGGTTCAGGGTGGCTCCCTAAAGCATTACAGACAACAGCTCCTTAGTCCCACTACGGTGGACCGAACAAAGGTAAAGAGCCCTAGGCCAGGATGGCCACGAAGGCACTACTCTAGAATCATATCGATTGATATTCTATTGTAGTTTCTAAGGGTTTTTTAATGGTGGGCCCAGTAGGACTTGAACCTACGACCAATCGATTATGAGTCGACTGCTCTAACCAGCTGAGCTATGGGCCCTACTACTGAAAAACCTAAAAAAACTTAGAGACGGCAATTGATTTTATGCTTTAGAAACTACGATTGAAACAACTATTGAAACTATTGTTTCTCACCAGGCTCCTTCGGGAGCTTTTTTTATTCCTGGAGGAAATCATGAAAGCACAAGACTATTTGCAACAACTCGACTATGTCGAATCAGTACCTGTTAAGAATCACTTCCAAATCAATGCTGTCTTAACAGACGGTGAAAAAGTAGTGATTAAAAAGAAATCAAAGAAACAACCTACTGCGGTTCAGCTGTATAACTACCCTGTCAACGGTAATGCCTATGCACAACCTGGTCAATACTTTGCTTTTGCTAAGAGCATAGACAGTTGGTACAAGGACAGGCATCTAAAGACTTATTTAGTTGAACAACACTCTTAATTAACAGGCTCCTTCGGGAGCTTTTTTTATGCCTGTAAGAAACCTAAACAAGGGAACAAACAGTTTTGTCCACCCTTAGAGAATCAAACGGGCAACAACGTACTGAGGGCTATAACAATGGAAACATTAAATAAATTCTTAGCGAAAAATGCACACCGTCTTTGGAAAGACAAATACTTAAACGATTGTATCTTCATGGTGCAAAGGTTAAGTAACTTTGAGGAAAACGAGACTAAGCCGATAGATGACTTTAAGGCTGCTGACATCTATGCCTTTATGGACTATTTGTCTAAACAAGGTCTAAAAGACACAACCATTAACAGATACTTAGCTTGCTTCAGTGTTGTCTTTAGCATGGCAGTAGAACAAGAGCTAATGACCCAAGCACCCAAGGTTAGATGGAAGAAGGCACGTAACAGCAGACCTAGGTTCTTTAGTGATACTGAAGTCAAAGACCTTACAGAGTTTCTAGCAGACTCTGACCACCCTTGGATGGCTAACTTTGTCACCTTGGGGGTGAACACTGGAATGCGGTTAGGTGAGATTGTCGGTATCAACAATAAAGATACCAAGAAGACATCAGGAACGCTTTCTGACTGCGGTCAGTTCATCACACTGTCTAACACCAAGAACGGTGACGAGAGGCTTGTACCGCTTAATGTAAAGGCACAACAGGCATTATCTAACTTAGACAACTGTCCATCAAAGTTTTACTCACATAGAAGGTTTTACAACACTTGGAATGAAGCAAGGGATGTACTAGCAAGGGGCGATGAACATTATGTCTTTCACGTACTGCGCCATACTTGTGCAACCAGGTTAGCTATGGAGTTCAATGTTGATGCAATCACACTAGGTAAAATCTTAGGACATAAATCTCAAGCGACTACTGCTAAATATGTTCACGCACAACCTAGTTCACTCCAGAACATCATGTCTAAACTTGAAGCAACTAGGGAGGCATCATGAGTACTACAGCCTTCCCAAGTAACTGCAAAATGAACGACTGGCAATACTTTGTCGAGCTCATGTACCAACGTGAGCTTGATGCCAGAAAGTTCTATGAAATACCTCCGATACAAAAACAAACCTTTTATGAAACTAACCTAGAAAACCTCACGGCACACTTTGATGACTGTCTTGAAGAAGGAGAGATACTATGAGCACCGAATGGAAAAAACACCTTAGCCTAGTCCAATGCACAACCCCAGAATACCTATGCGACCAGTACGACAATGAGCGTATTAGACGATGGGTTGATAAAGCCACAGAGAAGCTATCTAAGGCTATTAACGAAGACTTGAAGGATGTCCATCAAGTTAAGAATATGAATGGCGAGAGAGAGCTTTTAGGCGATTGTATCGATGATGGTCTCAGGTTGATTAAAGATGCAACACACCTGTTAGAGACATTGCAGAAAGAACTGGCAAGGTAATTGCTACTCACATATGATTAGGGCCACTACGGTGGTCTTTGTTGTTATAAGAATAAGATAATCTAAGGTGAGAACTAATCGCATTTAGTTTTGTCCACCCTTAGAGAATCAACATGGGAGACATTAGCATGGAGCAGATTGCATCTGATTTGCTCAAGGAAGAGATTGCACGTGAACAGGAGATGTTCAGAGAAGGGCGTGAAAGATACTTAAGTAGGCTTGAGAATAACAATAAGCCTTCCACACAAAACAACCCACATAAGTTAATAACTGATGCATTACCCAATGTGTCAGAGGCCATTAGAAACACTATAGAATCAGAAGACAGGAAGGGCGATGGTCGAAAGTATTCCTGGTATAAAGACATCAAGTCTGTAGACACTGACTTACTAGCGTACCTAGGTCTCAACTCATGTATGGATGCAGTGGCTGCAGGTTCGTCTTTAACCTCAGCAATAACCAAGGTTGGTCAGAGGATAGAGCTAGAGTCTTGGGCAACAGGTCTTAAGGAACATGATGTTAAATTATCAAGAAGGATTGAATCTAAGGTCACTAAGGACCACTCTAGTGACCGCTATAGAATCAAAGCTGCACGTATCATTGCCTCTAAAGCAGGATACGAACGAGCCAAGTGGACTGAAGAGCGAAGAGTTAAAGTAGCTACTCCAGTAATCAATGCGATACTTGAGTTCAGTGGTGTCTTTGACATCTGGGAACAAAAGAAACCTAAGAACACAATCAGAAGAATAGGTCTTACTGAAGAAGCATCAAAACGTCTAGCTGATATGGACTTTGATTCTTCCTGGCAAGAACCTATGTTAGCCCCAATGATTATCGAGCCTAAGCCTTGGACTAGTTTTGACTCTGGCTGTTATTACGATGATGTCACCGCTGCCCAGGTTCCTCTGGTTAGAGGTGCAACGCACTCCCAACGTAAAGCAGTACAGCACCAGTTTAAAGACAATGGTGAAGTCCCAGATTATGTTGAGGCTATCAATGCAATCCAAAGTACACCTCTAGTAATAAACCACTACGTCCTCGATGCCGTTAACTGGGCATGGGATGAAGCTAAGGTCTTTAGTAAGTTTCCACGTAAGGAAAAGATTGAGCACTTAAAGAGACCAGGCGAGTGGGAGTCTTTGTCTACCTATGACAAGAAAGGATGGACTTTAAAAGCTAGAGAAGTAAGAACTAAGAACCGTGAAATTGATGGTGCCAGGGCTTTAATGCTACAAGACCTTTCAACAGCAAATGAGTTAGCCAACTTTGAACAATTCTGGCTGCCTTGGAACTTTGATTTCAGAGGACGTGTCTATCCAGTGCCACACTTTAGTTACCATAGAGATGACCACGTCAAAGCTATGTTCAACATGAAGAACACTAAGAAGATGGATGACAGTGCAGCCTTCTGGTTAGCCGTCCACATTGCTAATGTCGGAGACTTTGACAAGATTAGTAAGCAGTCATTAGATGCTAGGGCTGCCTGGGTCGAGGATAACAAGGAAAAGATTTACGATGTTGGTAGGGATGCCAAAGCTACTTTTGACTACTGGTCTACCGCTGATAAACCTTTTCAGTTCTTGGCTGCCTGTCATGAGTTTGCTAACTACATGGACTACGGCAATGAGTATGAATCTGCCTTAGCACCATGCCTGGATGGAACCAACTCAGGTGTTCAACATTATGCTGCAGCATCACTCAATGAAGGCGATGGCCATCTGGTCAATCTAGTGCCTTCTGAGAAGCCTCAAGACGTTTACAATGCGGTTGCTCAAGCTACTAACGATAAGCTCTTAGAGGACGATTCTGAGCTCTCTAGGCTATGGTTAAAGCTAGGTGTAACCCGCTCTACTGTAAAGCGTAATACGATGACCTACGGTTACTCTAGTGCTAAGTTTGGTTTTGCCGAACAGCTGTATGAAGACACTATGAGACCCCTGGCTGACAAGGTCATGAGAGGCGAGCTAAAAGAGCATCCATT